GGGCAATCCCAAGATGGCTGGAACGGGCCGCAACTACGCCCGCCAGTTCGGCATTGTCTCAGCCAACGTAAACGGCACCGACTATACATCTCCGCAGCAAAGCAACGGACTGCGCGTCCAAATGGTTGTCGGTGGCACTGTCACCGTCATCTACAACGCAGGCAAACTGCAAGATACGCTCTATTACGACACCAGAAATCCAAACATTGTTGCAAACAGGCAGCGCGGTTTGGAATATACCTACGCAAACCCCGATCTAGAAGCCGTCGACAACAAGCAAATTATCTCCGCCATCCAAACCGAACACGAACAGCAAGATGAGCTGCTGAAGATAGGTACCAAATGGATGATCGGCAACTGCATGTTTGAGGTGAGTTCTCGAACACCAGCCGACAATGTTTATGACAAAACTGATTCTTCTCCCTACACCGTAATCCTCAAGTGCATCGCTGTTTACGGCGATGGCGGTCCAGGTTACGTCGGCGTGTGCCACCGCCCGTTCATCACGTCAGACACAAATCTCCCCGAAGGCGCTGACGGCCCGCTGTTTGACATCGGCCAAGCCTGGTTCCCTATCTGCAAAGCTGAGATCGCCACATTCCAAAATTCTCGTGCTTGCGAAGTAACCGAAATCGGCATCAAGAGTAACGTCTGGACACGCTTTAACGGCATCACCAATTTCAACTCAGTCCCCTCCATCGAAAAACTACATAAGTACGACGTTGAAAACACCAGTCTTTCCACTGGAACAAACCAGTCCTACGCCCGCCGTGCTTCTTTCTTCCATCTTTACGTCAGACCTGCCAACAACGATTACAGCCCCGAAGAAGGCTGGGCGAAACTAAATCCGTTCCCCTTCTGCGTTGTTGGCTCTGCGCCACAGGATCAATACAACTTCATCCGTATTGCGCAGCCTTTTGATCAGTTTGAATACCGCATCCGCCCGATCACTTCTGGTGAGATCAACCAGATTATTGGTCGCGGTTTGTGCATCCGCTTAAACAGCGACGGTATCACAGCGACCAACCCGTTCTACGACGCCTCGGGCATCGTCACGCAATACGGCACATTTACCATCCGCGTCCGAGGCTTCCTCGATGACATCGCTGCTCTGGCACTCCATTCGGAAATGGTCAGCGACCCCGTCTTTTCAGGCAGCCAAGTCACGACTGCGCCAGTCTCCAGTGTGCGTTTTGTGCGTGCTTTTTCCTACCGCGACAACACCGACGCCAACCTCCGCCGCATCAGCAATGGCATCGCAAAAGCCATCGGCAAAGACCCCGACAACGTTGGCGAGGCTCCGTTTCCCGATGTCCCTTACTTCCCGTTGCCCGTTGGCGCTGAATATCAGTTCACCGAAGCAGATAAGAACAACTTCCAGTTCAGTGGCGGTGGCCGCACCGTCCGACTCAACATGCGGTTGCGCGTAGAAAACCTTGGCAATGATCCTGGCGCAGCTCGGACAATCTTCTGGACTTTGGTAAACGGCCAATCCATCCCAGCCAACTTTACTGGCACTTGGACAGGCGGCGAAATCTTCGTAATCACCAAGCCAATTCTTGACGACACCCTGGTTGATTACATTTTTGAAGTTAATACACCTGCCACCACGCGCACTTACACCACAGTCTCAGGCCCGCGCATTTTTGAGGTGAATAGCGCGATTGCCGAAGTTTCGCACTACAGCAACCTCATCACACGCAGTTGCGATAACGGCCCAGAGCACGAGCTGGTCTACGTCAATGAAAACCTAGCCAACGACCCAGTTCGTAACGGCGTTGCATCATACACGGGCTGCGCCATGGCAGGCATCAGCGTCCGCAGCGGCATCAGCCTCAGCAGCTTCGAGCAACTGCACATCTACCAAAAGAAAGGCATCCAAGTCACCAATATTCGCCGCAACTCCAACGGCAACACAGTCCTTACCACGGACTCCTCCAACATTTTCACCGACCTTGCCTACTACCTCCTCACCAATCCCCACACTGGTGCAGGCGAGCTGATCAGTAGCGATCTCGTCGATCTCGCCCAGTTTGCCCGCACCGGCTCCTTCCTCGAAGCCAACGGCCTGTATTACGACGACGTGATCGTCGAACCGCAAAACCTGCGCGAATTTCTGGCACGCATCAGCACCTCGCTGCTTTGCAACCTCGTCATGCGCGGCGGCAAGTTTTCAATCGAACCTGCCCTCCCCATCGACACCACTCGCAACTACACGATGTTCGATGTCAAGGTGCCCATCTCGGGCATCTTCACCGAAGGCAACATCATCGAGGACTCCTTCCAACTGGAGTACGTCCAAGCCCAAGAGCGCCTTCCCATTCGTGCCATGGTGCGCTACCGCACCGAACTGCCCAACCGCTTCCCGCAAGAGCAAACAGCGGTCGTGTACTACACAGACCAGCCCAACGGCCCGCTGGAAGAGTTCAACTTCACCCACATCACCAGCCGTTACCACGCCGAACTGTTCGCCAAATATGCCCTGAGCGCCCGCCGCCATCGCACCCATGTGGTCAGCTTCCAAACGCTGCCCTACGGCCTCGGCCTGGCGCCCGGCGACTTCATCCGCGTGGTGACACAAGCCAGCTACGTCCAGCCTGGCGCGTCCGGCATCATCAAAGACAATGGCGCCATCATCACGCCCGCCCAGCTCACCAACGGCCAAAGCGTCGAAGTGTACTACTGGGACCGCAACGACAACGAGGTCAACGAAGACACGCTCACCGTCAGCATCGTCGACGGCCAGCCAAAAGCCAACAAACTGTTCGACTCAATCTTCGCCATCAAAGACACAACAACGCGCTCGCTTGTCTACATGGTCGACTCCATCGACCTTGACGAAGAAGGCCTGGCACGCATCAGCGCCAGCTACTTCCCCATCGACGAAAACGGCTACAGCGTGGTCGCTAATGAACTCAAGCCTTCTTACAATGGATTCACGGTGGTAAGCGACCTGGCGCCTGACTGATGACCCTGCCAAACCTCCGACCATCGAGCCGCACTTTTAATCCGGGCGACTACCCGGTCAAGTTGTTTCGCACGCAAAGCGGCGCCGAATCCCGCATCCTCTACGGCAACAAGCGCGTCGGTGGCACGCTGGAACTGACCTACCAGAACATCAGCGACGCAGACGCCGACCTCTTCATCTCAAGCTACGACACAACCAAAGGCACCTTCTCCGCCTTCGACCTGCCCGACAACGCCAAAGCCGGCTGGACCGGCAGCAGCTCTACTTTTGTACCACAATCAGGGCTGCGTTATCGTTATGCAGAGCCCCCGGATATTGCCAGCGTCAAGCCCGGTCGTAGCACCGTAACCATCCGCCTGGTCGTGACCACATCATGAGCAAGTATTACACCGGCAAAGACGGCACCCTCAGCATCGCTGGCACCACGCAGGTGAAGGTGACCAACTGGTCCCTGCAGGCCGACCTTGAGATGCTGGAGACCACCACACTGGGCGACGACGACCGCAGCTACACGCCCGGCATCCGCTCGTACAGCGGCTCCGCCACTCTTCTGTACTACGAAGACGACACCGCCCGCAACGACGCCGCCACGCAAGTCAAGCGCGTCATCAGCACTGGCGCCCCCAGCACTTCCCCCATCGCCTTCATCCTGGCGCTCGGCAGCAAGACCGTCACCCTCAACGCCTTCATCACCAGCGCCTCCTACGGCGCCAGCGTTGGCGAAGTGGTGAGCGCCCAGATTAGCTTCCAAGGCTCTGGCGCCGCTACGGGAGTAGCCATCTAATGTCCACCTACCTTGGCGCTTACGGTCGCGTCGCCCTCCGCCGCAAAAGCGACGAAGGCGAAAAAACCTCTGTCGTCAACGCCAGCGACATCAACGTCACTAGCCGCCGGTTCAGCTTCGACTTCGAGCCCGGCTTCCTGATCAGCGGCGACGAGGTGGAGATCACCAGCACCAACGGCGTCGTCCTCGGCTTCGTTGGTACCGATGGATGGGCCAACAACACCAAGCAAAGCAGCGGGAAGTGGTACGTCTTCGTTGACGACATGGGCGGCATCCGCCTGTACAACAACTTCGCCGCCTCCCTCGATGGCGAACAAGCCTCGGCCATCACGCTTGCCTCCATCGCCTCTGACATCCCCATCCGCGTCAAGGTCGAAAACGCCAGCACGCGTTTGCTTGGGGCAGTCACCTCCTACGAGATCAACACCAACCGTGAGGCCATCGACGTTACGGCCCTGTCGGAAGAGTTCCGCAGCCAATACAGCGGCCTGATGTCCGGCTCGGGCACCATCTCCTGCCACTGGGACTACCTCGACACTGTTGCAGAAAGCGGCAACTACCTACTCCAGCTAATCCTCCGCACCGAAGTCGGCAGCGAGTTTGACGCCGAACTGTTCGTCAAGACAGAAAACTATTCTCCAACGGGCCAACAAAGCGAATTAAACGATAAAATCTACTACAGTATTAGTGCAATCATTACAAACGCAGCCGTTGCGTTCCAGCCTGGCTCGATTGTTGAAGTGACCGCCGACTTCATCACAACTGGCCCCATCCGTCTCCGCACGGGCGTGGGTCAGCTCGAATACTTGCTGCAGGAAAACGGCGATAGACTTGAGCTTGAGCAAGACGCCAGCTCGTACTTGGCCTTGGAGCAGGAGGACTAACCCTTGGCAGACCTCAAAATTACAGAGCTGCAGGCCCTTGCTGGTGCCAACCTCGCAGCCACGGACGAACTGGCCGTCGCTGACATCAGCGCCAGCGAAACCAAGAAAATCACGGTCAGCGACCTGATCGCCTTTGGCGCCGACCTCATCTCGAACGCCGAGATCCCAAGCGCGAAGATCAGCTTTGCCGCTGGCTCCATCGTCGAGGCTTCCCTTGCTACTGGCTCTGTCACTGCCACTAAGATTGGCGCCGACGCTGTAACCGCCGCCAAGCTCGGAGACCAAAGCACCTGCATCGTCGCCGCCAGCACAGCAGCCCTGCAAGCCATCACGGGCGACTTTGTCGGCCAACTCGGCTTCACCACTGACGCCCTCAAGATCTATCTCTGGCAGAACAGCACCTGGAACGCTGTTGAAGCCGCCGGCTCAATCAACACCATCACGGCTGACACCAGCGGCATCGTCAACATCACCGTCAGCACCAGCGGCGACACCGCGACTGTTGGCACCAGCCTTGACAACACAGGCGCCGCCGGCCAATTCCTCGCAGGCCCGACTGGCTCTGCTGGAGCCGTCAGCTACCGCACTATTGCTGGCGCTGATCTCCCGACGGCTACCACGAGTGCGAAGGGCGGCGTCATCATCAATGGCGGCGGCCTGACAATGAGCGGCGACACCGCCATCATCAACAACACCGTCACCCCCGTCAGTGACCAGCTCCGCAAGGTCAGCTACAACGCACAAGGCCTGATCACTGCCAGTACCAGCGTCGCAGGCGGCGATCTCCCTGTTGCCACCAGCTCAGTCGTTGGTGCAGTCCGCCCTGGCACGGGCCTGAGCGTTGACGGCAGCGGCGTCCTCAACCACACCAACAGTGTCACAGGCGCCACGCAAAACGGCATCACCTTCGATGCCCAAGGCCACATCATCAATGCCACGTCACTGGTTGCCGGCGACATTCCAGACCTTCCAGCTACCAAGCTGACCAGCGGTTCGCTCGACATCGCCCGCATCAGCAACAACACCGTCACTGGCGCCAAGCTGGCCAACTACGCCATCACCAAGATCGGTGAGACGCAACCAACCGCTGATCAGATTGGTCAGTTCTTCTTCAATCCGCTCACCCGCGACCTCTTTCTCTGGGACGGTAACGTCTTCCAGCCCATCGGCATCTCGGTGGGTGAAATTATTTTCGCTGGCACGTTTGATGCCTCCGCCGGAAGCGGCAGCGGCCTGATCGCTACCGTCACCGCAGAAGGCACCGCCATCGGCCTGGTCGTTGGTCAGCCGCTACCTTCAGCAGCCACCGCCAACAACCGCTACTACTTGGTGGTCTCCGAGGCTGGCACGATCACCAGCGGCAACGCCCCGAACGTCGCACTGTCGCCACCGGACATTATCCTCTCCAACGGCAGCCAGTGGACTGAAGTTGACGTTAGCCAGACGATCACCAGCGTCACGGCCAACCAAGTTAGCTACACCCCCAGCGGCGGCCTTGCTGCTGTCAACGTCCAAGCCGCCCTCGACGAGCTAGAGAGCGAAAAGCTCGCCAAGGCTGGTGGCACGATGACCGGCGAGCTGCTGATCGGCAGCGCCGGCAGCTTTGCGTTTGAGGGCTCCACTGCCAACGCCTACGAAACCTACCTAACTGCCACCGACCCGACCGCCGACCGGACCATCACCTTCCCGGACCAAAGCGGCAACGTCATCGTCAGCGGCAACGCCAGCATCGTCAACGCGGACATCAACGCCAGCGCCGCCATCGCCTTCAGCAAGCTGGCCGCACTGACCAGCGCCAACATCCTCGTCGGCAACAGCAGCAACGTGGCCACTTCCGTCGCCATGAGCGGCGACGTGACGATCAGCAACACTGGCGCAACCACAGTCGTCAGCGGCACCACCAGCACCGCTGGCAAACTGCAACTGACCGACTCGACCAGCAGCACCAGCACAACGACAGCCGCCACACCCAACGCGGTCAAGAGCGCCTACGACCTGGCCAACGCCGCGCTGCCCAAATCTGGTGGCACGATGACTGG